GGCAAGCCCGAAGAAATGGGCGACCGCCGTTTCGCCCGCGTCGAAAATCTGGTCAGCGTTGACCTCGTTAGCCGCCCCGCAGCAAACCGCGAGGGCGTGTTTCGCGCCGGTAGCGAGCCCGTCCAAGTTGACACCTCGGCGGAGGGCATGACCGAATCTTCTGTCACCGAACAAGTCGAGTTTGACGCGAAAGCCGCCATTGAGGCGCTGACCGCTGTTGTCTCCAAGCTCGAAGAATCCGTCGCCGCGATCGCCGCCGACAAATCCGAACCCGCCGAGGCTGAAGTTGTCGCCGAGGAAGTGAAGTCTGAAGAGGCCGCGCCCGCTCCCGAAGCCGCCGAACTCTCCGCTCTCTCCGCGAAAGTCGCCGAGCTCGAAATCGCTCTCGCCGCCAAAGGCAGCGAGGCCGTCGCCAGCAATGCCGTCGCCTCCGAAGACCCCGTTGAGCAGTTCAAAGCTGCCAGCGAGTCGAAGGATTGGAAGCGCGCCGCGCAAATCTTTTCCGCGAACAAGAGCGCCATTTTCCGCGCTCGCAACGCCAGAACTTTCTAAGGGCCAACCCCCAAAGAAAAACCAACAACAACCCGAAAAAACCTAAAATAATATGGCAAACGTATTCGATTCAGCACTCGTCGTAGCGACGATCTCTGAACAGGTGCAGACGGTGCTCGCCAACCGGTTGGCCCCGCTTCGCATCTTCAGCACGGATTTCAGTAACGAAGTCCGAAAGAGTAAGGACACCATTCAGGTGCCCCTCGTCACGGCCACCAGCGCCACGACCACCAACCCGACCGATTTCACCCCGGCTTCCGACGTTACCGTTGGCAAGGCGACCGTGACGCTCGACCACTACAGCCAGTTCTTCGGCATCACACAGGCCGACCTCGCTTTGGGTCACCGTCTGGAGAACTTGGTTCGTATCAACCTCAACGCTCTCGCCGACAAATTGTTCTCGGTGGCGATCACCCCGATCACCACGGTTAACTTCGGCGCGGCCACGGTTACTACGACCACCATCACCCCCGGTTCCGGCCATCTCGCTTCCCTGTGGAGCGCGATCAGCAAGAGCGACCGCAAGGGCTTGGTTGTTACTCCCGAAATCTACAGCAAGCTGATCCCGACCAACGCCGATTTCCTTCCTTTGGCTAACGGCGCCTACGGTTTCGATCAGGGCATCTACTTCGCCAACAGCTTCAGCGGTGCTGTCGCGGGCCTCGACGGCTTCGCGGTTTCGCCCGAAGCGGTTGCGGTGGCCTCGGCCATGCCCGTCATCGATCCGGCGGTCGCTAACCTCCTCTACGTCTCGGACAACGTGACGCTGGAGCAGCTTGGCATGACCGTCATGTATAACATCACCGCCTCGCAGTCCACCCGCACGGTGACTGCCTCGGTCGAAGTTATGTTTGGATCGGCAGCCGGTCTGACCAGCGGCACCTGCGCGCTGATCATCTAAGTTCGTGTGTTCATCTCCCGGCGGTTTGAGTGGCCCGCCGGGAGTTTCCATCTGGGTTTCGACCCGAAGGGTCGCGCTTCCACTCAGCGCGGCCCTTTCCTTTTGTAGTCAGTGGTAAAGATTCATCTCGGCATCATTGTAGGCAACGAAGCGGCCAACATCACCCGCTTCCTCGACAGCTTCCAGCCGCACGTTGATTCCGTCAGCGTAGTGCGCGCCTGCGGCAACCAGCCGCCCGATGAGACGCTGGACATCGCCAAAGCCCGTGGCTGCATCGTGGGCGAGTATGTGAATGGCGAGACGGGCAAGGATTGGCCGCACGTCGATAACTTCGCCGCCGCTCGCAACCAGACCTTTGCCCTCGCACCCGAAGGCACAGACTGGCTTATGTGGGCCGACTGTGACGATCTGCTCGCCGACTCAGGGGCCGAGGCGCTGGCCAAGATTCGCAGCGGCACCGAGATCATCAAAGGCGCTATCTACGCACCGTATGTGACCACTGCGTCCGGCAGCTATGCCAGGCGCATCCGCCTCGTCCATGTGGATTGTTATAACCACTGGATCAATGCCGTTCACGAGGACATCGAGACAAAGGACGGCACCAAAAACACTTGGTGCATGGAACTTCAAGTCATCCACCTCCCCGAAAACAACAAGCGCGGCAGCGTAGTCCGCAACCGCGCCATCCTTGAAAGCGTGCCGCCAGAGCGACGCACGGGCCGCGAATGGTGGTTTCTCTTCCGCGAGTGCGAGACGCAGCAGGACATTCCCAAGGCTATGGAGGCCGCGATCTTTGCCACGGCCCACCCTGACCTCGGCGACGAGGAAAAGTTCGTGGCCTACCAAACCATTGGCCGATGGATCAAAGACGTGGACGAAGCCGAGCGCCCGCTGTTGGAAGCCGTCCGACTCATGCCGCACCGCCGCGAAGGCTACGCGGAGCTTTGCAAAATGCACACGGCCAGAGGCAACGCGAAGAAAGGGCTGGCCTATGCCTACGCGATGGAGGCGCAACCCATGCCCGACGAACCCTCTTGGACGCACGATGCGTCCCTCTACGGATGGCGAGCGCACGATCTAAAGACGCTTGCCCTGGCTAAAGCCGGCCACACCAAGGAGGCCGAGCGCATCCGCAAAGAATGGCAGAAGCGTCTCAAGCCCCGCATTGCCGTGGGCCACCCAGCGGGCAGGGGGCAAAAGGACATCGAAGTCCGCAACCTCTGGCTGGAGCGGGCCGCGCACCCGGAGCGGGTGGCATATTATTTCGGCATCTGCGAGTCGGACACGGAGGTAGTCGAGCAGTTGCAGCACTACCCGCACGCATTGGCGCCCGCCGTTCCCGAAGGTCATTCTTCTGCCGTGGCCAACTACAACGCCGCCGCCCGCGCAGCCACGGCATCGGGGGCTCGCATCTTTGTCATGGCGCAGTCGGACGTTTATCCCCCCCACGGTTGGGATGAACAAGTGATCCAAGCCATGACCCCGCACATGGACAAGCCCACCGTCCTGCACGTTTCGGATGGCTTCAACAAGCCCGACGAGAAGTTGATGACCATCATGTGCTTTAACTGGCGGTGGTGGCTTGGGCGCGACTGGTTGCTGTGCCCCGAATACGACGGCTATTGGTCAGACACCGAGTTTTCTTTCCGCGCCTACCGCGACGGCGTGGTCGAGGATGCGCGGCACATTAAGTTCTACCACGACCACCCGCTGTTCACGGGCGCGGCGACAGACGAGTGTTACCGCCGCCAGCAAAACCCAGAGGCCAACGAGCGCGGCAAGGCTGTCTTCCGCCGCCGCAACCCGGATGCCGTGGCACAGGGATGGGTGCCATGAAGCTGGAAATTCTGATTCCCACCATGCCGTCCCGCTCGGCCATGCTGGAAAAGCTGCTTGCCGTCTTAAAGCCGCAGGCCAAGCGCAGCGTCCGCATCACCATTGATGACGGCCCCGGATCGGTCGGGGTTAAGCGGCAGCGGATGATCGAGCAGGCTACAGGCGACTATGTGGCCTTTGTGGACGATGACGATATGGTGGCGCCCGACTACGTTGCCCGAATCCTTCCCTGCCTTAAAAGCAAGCCCGATGTGGTCGGCATTACCATGCACGTCACGATGGATGGAGAGGACTACCGCCCTTCGCCCATCTTCCGCCACAGCCTGCGTTTCCGCGACAACCACCACTGGCAGGGTCAAGACCGCACACCGCATCATTTGTGCGCCATTAAGCGCGAGGCGGCCCTACAAAGCCGCTTTCCCGATATGATGTGGGGCGAGGACTACAACTATGCGCTCGGCCTCCTGCCGCATTTACAGACCGAGGAATGGAGCGGCGACGAGCCGATTTACTTTTACAGCTACGTCACCAAGCACTACGACCCTGGCGTGGCGGGGCTTTGACTCGCGGACGTAGGGCATGGCGAATCAGTTAGACACGGCGCACATCCTTGGCGTGGCCGCGATTACGGACGTGGGCGGCGAATATGTGACCATCGGCGGCGCGCAACTCAAGGCTGTGGTCGGCGACATGGATTTGCGCGACGAGCTCGCGGAGGGCGGGGTGCGCCAGATCCGCTCAGTGCGGCTGGCGATCCCGCGCAGCGAGTTTGAGCGGTGCATTGCAATGGGCATCAAAGAGGTTTCTATCCCGGCCATCTGGAGCCGCATCACCGTGCGCGACATTGAACTGCAAGTGCTCGGCGTGGCGCAGGACGCGGCGGTGGTTGAGATTACGGCGGGCGGATTGGCGGAGTAAGGCGATGGTCAGCGCCACCATTGATTTCAAAGAGTTTGCCGACCTTTTGCCCAAGCTGGAAAAGGCGCTCAACGGCGACATGATTAAGGTGGTTCGCAGCCAAGCGCGGCTGTTGGTCCGCAACGATGACGCTGCCAGCCTTGTTTCTTTTACTCCTCCGCGCGGAATGGACGCGGGCAAAGAGATAGGCGACCGCGCTGTTGCAAGAGACATCGGACGCATCTTTGTCACCAGCGGCGTGGTAAACAGTATTCTGGCGCGCACCCGCAAGAAGTCCATTTTCAGCCGCTATGTGCGCGAGGGCAAACTTGATGAGGCTAAAAAGCTACTGAACAGCCAAACGGAAGGCAGTGTGCAGGTGGCTGGATATTCCCGCAACGGCAAGCAGGTCAGGGGCTACACTCAAAAACGCCAAGTCTCAACTCTTGGCGACAACCGCCTCGGCAACATTACCGAAATTGCCGACCGCCCGAACCCGGCGGTTCACAAATCACGGCGCGGCGAACGCTACAAAGTTGGGCGCAAGCAGTGGTCGCAAGTTGTGCTCAAGGGCAAGCAGTTGGAGACATACCAAAAGGAAGTGCAAAAGCGCGTCGGCAGCATGAAGGCCGGCTGGCGTTTTGCCGCCAAGGCCTTGCAAGTCAGCTTGCCGCCCTATGTGAACGGCGCGACCAGCAAAACCAACGGCTATTACAAGCAAAGCCCGGCAGGCCAAGTTTTCACGATTGAAATGGGCAATACCACCCCGCGCATTGACCGAATGCTGACACAGCGCACCGTGGATTTCTTGGTGGGATTGCGCCTCAACAATATGCAGGCGTTTCTTGAAAAAGCCGCCAGCGCCACAGCCGCCACCGTCCGATGATCCACCGCGAATTAGAATCCGCCTTCGCCGCCTACGTCACGGCCAACCGCACCGGGACCGCCCTGGCTGGTATTCCCGTGCGCCACGCCATCCCCGCCGATGCGCTGGCTTTCCCGTGCGTCATTGTCGCCTCTGCCTCGGCGGAATTGCTGGAGGGCGGCGTCCGACAAGCCACTCGCGCCACGATGGATTTCTCGGTCATCTCTGCCGCCAATTCCGGCGCAGGTTGGCAAGCCTCGCACAAGGACCGCGTAGCCACCCTGTCGCGGCTTTTGGACGATACCAATACCAACACCGCCCTCGCCGCCATTAACACCGCCCAGACCGATTTCACGCTCTACGGCTGGCACCTTACCGAGCTCGCCAGCGACACCACCGCCAACTACCAGACCGACACCATCCGCATTAGCCTAGTGGCCGGCGAGCGCATCGCCACCTCTCCCACAGGACCGACCAGCACCCCGCAAAACTACAGCCTGCGCCACGAGATCGAGCAGATTGTTTCAGCCCACCTCGGCACCGAAATCCCCGGCGCCGTCACTGACGATTACACCGTCTATCCCTACTACTCCGAAACCACCGCGCCACCGCGCCGCATTGTTGCCGCCTGCCTGTCTGCCGAGCGACCTTATCCGCAACTGGCGCGCTGGTCAGCGCAGGTCACCATCCACGTGATTACCCCGGGCCAATACGCCACAGGCCACGACGAGGTGGTCACATCGGTGCAGGAAACCCTACGCGACATCGTGGCCCAAGACTTTACCACGGCCAACGTCACCGTTGCCGGGATGCTGGAAACGGGCCACACGGTTGACCGATCCGACAACCGCATCACCGACGTGCTGGCCCTGACCCTCTACTGCCAGCAGAATTGACACGCCCGCCGAGGGCATGGCTATTACTTACGGTTCCGGAGCTGGCTTCTCTCGCTCGACCAGCAAGACCTACGAATACCTTGCCGTCCAAGACAAAACGGGCGCGGTTGCGGATAATATCCTTAAATATACTAGGACCGAAACCACGACCGAAACAGTGAGCTCAACGTTTGGGGCCCCAGACCTTGACGGCGACGACGTGTTGAGCGCCACGCTTACTTGGAGCGTGGATGAAGTCATTATCGACCCCTCCACCGGCGGTGCCGTGCCTCCCGCCGCCCGCACCTACAATCCCCGCTGCGAGGCGTCGGCCACCATTTTGACCGATGCTTTCGCCGACACGACATTCACCTTGGACGGCATCACCTTCGACACCTTGAGCGCCGAAAAATCCGAGACGGCCGGCGATGTCATCAAGTTCAACATTCGCGGCGTGAACTACGGCGAGGATGGCAACTTGACCGTGGGCAGCATTTCCGGCGGCGGCACCATCCGCCAAGAAAAGCGCTTTTCCAACACGGATTTCGTCCGCACAACCGCAACCACCGTAGCTTTCAGCGCCGGATAGCCGCGCACGCGCATGGACGCGCTCGCGGCAGAGTCTTTCCTTAACGCCGAGCACCGCGTTTGCGGGCTGCGGATGAGGCCGCTTTCCTTGGGACACTCGTTTGCCTTGGAAGCCATCGGCAATCCTTTCTACCACGGCCAACTCGGCACGTTGGACGAGCTACGCATTGCCGCATGGATGTGCTCGCGACCTCCGCTCGCTCTGCCGCAAACGACAGGCTGGCGCTACAAGCTCTGGCGGGGCACCGACAAGGCCGATTTCGACGCCGAGGTGGCCCGCTGGAAGGCTTATGTGGCCGATTATGTGGCGCCACCGCAACTGTGGAACAAAGCGCCCAAGGCCGGCGAACAGCGCGTTGAGCCCAGCAAGATACCGCACAATCTGTCCACGGTGGTGCGCCTCATGCGCCTGGGCATGAGCGAGGAGCGCGCCTGGGCCACGCCCGTGGGAGTGGCAGCGTGGTATGAGGCCGCAGCGTTTGAATCCGAACAGGGCGCGCGTCTCGACATTGTGACCGATGACGAGCGCCTTGCCATTCTGAGACAACAATTAAGAAAGGCCGGGCAAAATGGCTGAAGTAAAAGTCAAGATTACCGCGCAGAACGAAGTCCGCACCGGGCTCCAGCAGGCGCTACAGGAAACGCAGAAATTCAGCCAGCAGGCCAAGGCGGCAGTTTCCAATACCATGACAATCAACCCTTTTGCGGGGGATGATCGGCTTGGGCCGCTGCGCGAGCTTCAGCAGCAGGCGCGCGCTTTGCGGGAATCGGCGCGCGCGCCGATTGAGCCGTCATCTTTGCCGCAAGTGGACAACGGTGCAGAATTGGCGCAAACATCATCCGCTGGCGCATCGGCTATTCGTGGATTAGCAGCCGACTTAGCCAACGCCACAAGTGCCGGCGACGTGTTTGAAGCTGTTGTGCGCCGCGTTACTACAGCCTTTGGCGGATTGGTAGCAGCAGCCGCGGGCTTTGCCATTGGCTCGCTAATTCGCAGAACGCTGGAAGACGCAGCAGCAGGACTTGAGGGACTTATCGACAAAAGCCAATCCCTGCAACAATCGTTTTCTAGCTTGTCCGCACCGACCACAACTTTTGACCAGTTATCCGGCGCCATCCGTGGGGCCGCAGACCAAATCGAGGCGCTAGAAGAAGCCAACAGGAAATTGCAAAGTGGCATTGGTTTTCAAGTTGCTGACTACATTAGCGCGTTTGATCTTTCGTCAGCCGCAAATAGAGAAACAGAATCTGGCGCTGCTGCTGCGCGTCAAGGGTTTGCGGTTGCTATACAGGCCGCGACTGTGCGCGAGCTGGAATTAGCAAAAGCCCGCACCCAAGAAGAACGCGACTTAATTGCACTACAAGCACAGCGCGAACAACTTTTGCAACAAGCCCGCAGAGTCTCGCCGCAAGCAGAGCAAAACTTGCGCGGGCTTTTTGCAGCACAGGATGGAACCCGCGCTCAAGACAGAGATCGCGCTGCTGCCGAGGAAGCGCAAAAACGGGAATCCAGCCTGCAAGCCCAAGCCGACAAGCAGCGCGCCATCAACGAGGACAACCGCCGCAGCCTCGAAGAGCGGCTGCAAAGAGAAAAACAGGGCTTGGCTGATTTGCAGCAATTCGGCGGCGCTGGCGTTGAACTTTTGCGCGAGCAAACCGTGGCCCGCATCGCAGAACTAGAAAAACAAATTGCAACCGAAAAAGAACGCGCTGCCGCCACAGCCGAGCGCGAAGCCGAACAACGAGCACAATCCCTTAAGCGCGACCAACAATCTTTGTCGGCCTTAGAGAGCAGAATCCAATCCCCCGAGGAGCGCCGCGCCGCTTTGGAAAACGAGCAAGCAGTCCTAGCCGAACGCGCGGCCTCTTTGGCTCCCGACGATTTTTCGGGCCGAGCAGAGGTCATCAGCGAGGCACAGCGCATTGCCGGGGAGTTAAGCGGCCTTGGCCGCACGGGGGCCACCGGATCGGTCGAGGCTTCGGCGCTCCAGCGCGTCGGCTTGGCCAGCAACGAGTTTATCGACACCCGCTCCGAAAACAACACGGAAAAAGAACTAAAGGCAGCCAATCAATTTATCCGAGAAATCGTCAATCTACTAAGAAACTCAGACGGTCTTTATTTAAGCACCAACTAATCATGGCCATCATATCCAACGCACCGGGCAGACAAATTATTCTTGCCGACGGCAAGCTCATTGAGCGCGTCACACAAATTGCGACTCAAGGGGAGCCCATGCAGCCGCCGGGTGGCGATGGCATCTTGACGAGCGTTCAAATTACCGATGACGCCGCGGGCCTTCGCAGAGGTGTGTGGGAATACGTCCGCTCAGACATGTCCACTGGCAGCGAAGCCGGAGAAGGACGAGCCTACCCTCTTGTCGAACTTATGGGCGGTTCGCGCGAGGTGGCAGTGCAAACACATCCCAAATTTGCGGAAATATCCACGGATGACGTGGAAAAAATAACCGCTGCGGCAGAGCAAAAAGATCCTGCGCTCTTGCCGGAAGACATGGAGGGCAACAAAGAGGAGCTTTATGAACTTCTTCGCCGCCAAGTAAAATATTACTTGGTTCCATCCGTGGTGGGGCGCGTGACGGAAGTTGAAAGCAATTTGCCTGGCTTGAATGATTTGCTTACGTTGGGTGGTGATAGCGCCTTGCCAGACGGGCCATCTTCAAGCGTATGGATTCTCACAGGAATCAGCGCGCGTGGCGTCGGCGACAAATACGAAGTGACCCGCGAATACACGCTGACGGGCGACGGCGCCGCTGTCGCGGAGTTTCTATACGGAGACTAATGCTAAATTTTGAGTTCCAAGGAAACCGAAAGCTGCGCGATGAAATCACGTCTTCGCGCCTCAATGCTATACTCAGCGAATTGCGGCGGGTGCGCCCAGTGGCCGGCCTTGGCATCAACGTCCAGCAAGAATCCAACGGAACACGCATTAGCGTAGTCAACGAATCAACCGGAGCATTGTCCTCGTCTACAGCCGCCGAGCGCCACCCATTCCAAATAATTAGCGAAGCCGACCCAGAAGCTGAAGAGGGCTCGTATCTTGTTTCCGTGCGACCCGGCACCATTAACAATTTAATTCCTTCGGGTATTTTTGACGGTGAAACATTGGCGAAAACGGAAGTTGGAGATTCGATTGAGTATGTCGTGGCCCAGATGGAAACCGATGGCCGCCAGGTCGTCAGCGGCAGCGTTTCCCTTCAAAGCGAAGCCCCCGGCGCGCAAACTCCCGTAATATTCGGCCTGCCCGAATCTTTTGATGTTTTGCTGGGCATTGTCAAGGGCCGCTCCGTTTTCCAGATTGTCAAAGACAACATTGTGTGGTCGGGCAAGCAGCAGTTTGTCGCGCAAAAAACGCCGCCTCTTGAGGTCGGAGAGCTACCCTACGAGATTTATTACGTCTGGGGATAGGCCATGATTACATGGACAGTCACCTGCGAGCCGGTGGGCGGTTCGACCATAAAAACCGAGCAGAGCACCAACGCCGAAAGCAACAGTTTTGATGACTCTTTGTTTGCTGGGATCAAGGGCGCTGGCGCAGCAGGAAACACGTATGGCAAAACTCTTAGCGAATCGCCATTAAGCACAGTCGATAACGCAACCGGCTCGGCAACTAGCTCATCCGAGGTTTTCTTTTACGACAGCAATGGCGCACCGCAGCTAGAAGACTCTGGCCAAAGCTCGGAAACAACTTACCAAAATTACACGATAAGCTGGAATGGGGCGGGAACGGCGGATTTGGGAGGTGATGGTTTTGAGTCCAATATCTTCAAGATTCATTCATCGTTTGTGTCTTCGTCAACAAGACACACAACGACCGTTCAATCTGTAAGCACTACTTCTTATGTTACTACAACAGTTGCCGCGACGGTTGTTACAGGAACGGTAAATAGTGATTCAAAACTCACGACCTCAACAGCGATGTCACAAGATACAACGATGGCAACAGAGCAAGCTCAGGTGGCACAAACTGTGGTCACGCAAGAAACCTACAACGAAACGCTTTATTCAGACGATGGCTCAAGCATATATTTCCCAGCTCACGCCACGGCCACGGCCTTCATTATCCAAAACGAAGTTGTTTATGCGGCCACGACGGTTGTCGGGGCCATGATTCAAAGGGAATCCTTCTGCTCGATGGAATCGGGCGTGGAGTTTACAATATTTCCAAGCGTGCAAACCGAGATCGGCGAGGTTTACGACGTTTCGTTTGTTTCTTCCGTTTCCGTGGAGTCGGAAAGCGAAAACATTGCAACAAGCCAAATGTCGCAAAAAACCTCGGCCATTGCCAATGTCGCGGCGAGCGTCATTCCGCAGCAAACGTCATCGGAAAACGTAGCGAAAATCAGCACCGTTGAAACTGGAAGCGTCAAGGAAACCCAGAACTTTACCGGCCCGACAAAAACATTGTTTGCAACAATCGTCCATACAGCTAACAGGGTTTACAATGAAGATTCTTGGCAGGAGCTTGTTTCTTCAACCACGCAATCAACGATTGTTGTTGATTTTGCCACGTCATTTTTTTCATCAACTGAAACACAAAGCCCTATTGTCGGCGAAGGCGATCCCGAGGAGTTTTACACGTATGGGGAAAGCGGCGGAGGCCAAAGCGGGGAAACACAAGTTCAATGGACGCGAGCCACACCTATCCGCCACCAATTTATTGCGCCACTAAACCAGCGCCGAGCGACTTACCAATATTACAGCCGCGCATATGCGCTCGCTGAAGCAACCACGGCGGGGATGATGCTGCGGGCCGGCAATCTGACCATCACGGTTCCGACGTGGCAACACGTGTTTAAGACCGCCAACGCCTATGTGGGGTCTTTTACTTCTTCCGATTCTTCAAACACTGCGACCATTAGCGCAGACGCGGTTGGTATCACGCGCACCGTGGCAAACACAAGCAGCACAACCGTGGAAACGTTTGCTTACTCGACGGAGGGCGAGGCCGTCACGGTGCCGCAGACTTACGCAGCAATAAACCCCGCCTCTGCCGCCGCCGTGCAACTTCCGGTGGTGGCTGATCTTTTGCCAGGGCTATGGTTTTCAACCAATGAAGAGTTTTCGACGGGCGTTGCGACAATTACAAATGCGGATTTTTACCAACCCATAGCGCGCATTGCTTATTCGGGCGTGCCGCTCGCCGTTCCAGACGCAGGCGGCGCGGCCTATTTCACTACAGCGCGAAACAACCCCGCGTTGCCCACTTGACACGCATTCCGCCCGCGAGTGCTGGCGATAGCAACATACGCGACCAAGAGCTATTTCTACTGCTGGCCGCAGTTTTTGCGCCGGATAGCCGCTGCCGCCAGGCACCACGCCGAGGCGCATTTTATTTTGGCGACTGACCAGAGCGACGAGGCCAAGCAAGCCATCGAGGCCGCGCGGCACGAATTGCCCGAAGGCTGGCGCATCCAAGCGGTGCAGCTTGTTTTGGATGACGGCGGGGCCGAGGGCAAAAATTACCAAGTGGAGGCCCAAATGCGGATTGCCGCCCTACAAGGCGCCGCGTTTGCCGCTGCGAGGAAGATCCGCGCCTCGATGTTGTGGTCGGTGGAGGCCGACAACCTTGTCCCTGCCGATGCCCTCCGGGTGGCCGAGTGGGCGCTAAGTATGCCGCAGGCGGATGGTTCGCCTTATTACGAGGTGGCTGCGGTAACGTATCCTAATGGCCTATTCTTGGGGGGCAACGGGAGCCCCAATCATCCAATCGCCGAGGACTTCACCGAGAAAGAACGCAAGCTGCTGCCGCGCCTCGCCCGTGCGCTGGAGGTCTGCCGCGAGCGGCTGAAGGCCGAGCCGACAAGCGAGAAGGAGGGCAAACGGTTGGGCCGACTGCATGAGCGGGTCAAAAAATGCCCGCCCGATGGCAATGTGTTTGAGGTCACGGCCAAGCACGGGTGGCGGCGGCGCGGCTGGATGGACTTCGCGTATCCTGGCATCGGGCGCGGGGCCATTGTGCCGTCTGATTGGTGTGGGCTTGGCTGCACGCTGATGAGCGCCAAGGCGTTGGCGCTGGCCACCTTTGAGGGCTACGACGGGAAGGGGACGCAAGACCTCTTTCTTTGTTGGCACCGCTGGCACCCAGCGGGGCTACGGATTGCCTGCATCCCGCATTGCGTGGCCGATCATGTGAAACGCAAGGGCAAGGACGCACACGCCGATGCGCCCGACATTATCCATTACCGCGCCTACCACGAGACGGAAGGCGAATACCGCGGCCACCTGCGCGTGCGCCAGCAGCCTTGGATGCCTTGCTAACGCTTTGACACAGAGGCGAGGGGCAAGGCCATGCGCGTCTACATCAACCTCGACAGCAGCGAATTTGTCTTTTCCCCCGTCCTGACGCAAAGGGTCAACACGCACTATTTTGTCCGACGCGACACCGTGCCCGTTGAGGTGCAGTTCGTGCGCGGTGGCGGCGTGGTCGAGCTGGGAGCCGGGGCCACGGGTCAGCTTGGCATCAAAAAAACTTACACGGGCAGTTTCCTCGCCAACGATGCGGGGTGGACGAAGACAGGAACGGGATCGGCCACCGTTTACCAGTTCGATCTGGCGCTTAACACCACCGAGCTTTCCGCAGAGTTCAATCCTGACGCCACGACCGACTCGATCACGGCCAAGTTTGAAATTTCGTGGACAGTCAGCGGCACCACAAGCAGCACCATGCCGACCTCTTGCGTGATCTACAACGATGTGATCCGAGGCTCCGAGGGAGCGGTTTCCTTCGCCAACACCATGAACCAGTTCGATCTGCGGGCCAGCGACAACACGATCTGGCGTGTGACCATCGACGCGGACGGAGTTTTGACCACACAAAAAATCTAACATGAAAACTTTTTTCACCATCCTCCTCGCCACCCTCTGCGCGGCTACAAGCTACGGCCAGACCATGAAAGCGCTTTCATACAATGCAAGCAACGGCGTTGTGGCTTTTAGCGGAACGAACGACTTGCAGCTTCCGAGCGCGGTCAAATTCGGGGGCGATACTCGCATTATTAGTTCAATTTTTCAATTCGGCGGCGTAGATCGAATTAGCCTTGAAGAAACGCGCTTTGTCGGCGACTGGACGTTTGCGGGCACCATTACTTTTGAGGCCGCAGCCAGCGTTCGCACCAACCTCGGCCTCGGAGCCGCGTGGCTCACCAACACCAACGTCACCAATTTTCGCACGGCGATTGGGTTGGGGGTGACGAATGATGTCACGTTTGAAACGGTAAACGTCGATCAACTTAGCTGGGAGGGAAACCTTGTTTTTGAACCAGAAACAGGAACTTTTTGGACGGACATTGGTTTTGAAAATCCAACTAACGCCGCCGCCACCCGCACTAACTTGTCGCTCGGACTCCCCGCCCTCACCAACACCAGCAACGTCACCATGATGCGGGCGCTGGCGGGGAGCACGAACACAAACCACCCGTTCAGTGGCAGCATTTCGGTCACTGGCACCAACAACACCAACACGCTCGTTTTCTCAAACGGCATTTTGCAATCGGTGCAATGAGCCTGCACGCTGCAACAGACTTTATATCCCGCCCGCTCGTCGGAGTATCGACCTCGATCGGCTCGGTTATCGTTTCACTTTTACCGCATATGGAAATGGCAATGCGCCTTGGCGTTTTGTTTCTCGGCCTTGTCGCGGGACTGCTGACGGTTCGCAAAGCCTGGAGAGATCGAAACAAATGAGCGCCTGCACTTCATCCCAAGCCGATCTGTGCTGGACGCGGGGCGACTCCGGGCGGCTCGATGTTTCGGTCAAAGACGCGGACGGCACGGCCTACAATCTCACCGGGGCCACACTGTTCTTGACGGTCAAAAACGCGTTGACTGACGCCGACAGCGCCGCCGCGATTCGCAAGGAAGTCACCAGCCACGACAGCGCCACGGGCGGACTGTCGCACTTTGATCTTCTCACGACCGACAACGCCACGGCAGGAACGCGCTACTACGATGTGCAAATCAAAGGTGCTGACAACAAGGTTTACACGTTGTTCGGCGGCTTGTGGAAAGTCCTGTCTGACGTAACCACTCGCACCGCACCGCTCGCTTAACATGGCCGCTTACCACAAAGTCGAAGTGTCGCTGAACACCAACGCGGTCGAGGTTGGCATTCCTTCGCCGCAGACGGTGAACGTGGTGGTGCCGACTATCGGCCCCGCCGGGCCAACCGGGGCAACGGGAGCCACAGGCGCAACAGGCGCAACAGGCGCGACCGGGGCGCAGGGGCCAGCGGGGACAGGCATCGAAACGCTCACGAGTAAGGGCGACCTTCTCACCCGCAACGACACGCAAGCCATTCGCCTCGGCATCGGCACCACGGGCCAGATCCTCAAAGTATCCAGCGGCGGCATCCCCGAATGGGGCGCGGCCCCGGCGAGCGGCGTGTCCTCGGTGAACGGGGAGACGGGCACCGTTATTCTCGACGGCTCCGACATCGACAGCAGCGGCAACGACGATTTGGCGGCTTTTGTCGCCTACGAATTTGCAGGCGGCAACGGGACTTACTACCCGCTGCCCGACAGCACGCTTAACAGCAAACGTGTCTATCGCAACACCACGGGCCACCATGTTTTCTTTCAGAGTCTTCGCTGGCACATCACGGACGGCTCTCCCATCACGGCGAACATTATCGAGTCAAGTGACGATGACAACGCTGCGTGGCCGTGGCTGTCGGCGTGGAGCGGCGATGTCGATAAAGCCAAAATTGCCGACGTAATAGGCCGCGCACGCAGCACCTTCCTCTTCGTTGGCGACAGCGTGCCAAGCACCAGCGTCAGCGGCCTTGGCACCGCCGCTACCGCAGACAGCACCGCATTTGCAGCCGCTTCCCACACCCACGGCAACCTAACCAACGACGGCAAAGTCGGCACCACCGCCAACCTCCCGCTCAAAACAGGCACGAACGGCGTAGTCGAGGCGGGTTCTTTCGGCACGGCGGCAGGGAGCTTTTGCGCTGGGGACGATGCGCGGTTGAGTGATGCGAGGACGCCAAGCAGCACCCTCGCGCACAAATCATCCCACGCCACAGGCGGCACGGATGCGCTGGCTCCGAGTGATATAGGCGCACAATCTATTTTTGTCACAGAAGACCTTGGCACGATCACAGCAAACGTCACGCTGACTGCTGCTCGCGCCAAGATTTACACGGTCACAGTCAACACGTTTGATACGCCAACACCAAACGTCCAGCTACCAACAACAAATGTGCAGGCTGGCGATGTTGTCCAAATTCGGTTCACAACTTTCACAGGGCGACAAATGCCTGTCCGAAACGGCAACGGAGGTTTTTTAGGTAGCAGTCTAACAAATGGGCAGCGAGCAACTTACATTGCCGCATCAACATCTAATGACAGTTGGGCCGAAGACGGAACAAATCGACATGCCCACGCCGCCGCCGACATCACCAGCGGCACCCTCGACGTAGCCCGCCTCCCCAACCACACTCACACTGTCGCAGACGTAACAGGCGCAGCCGCCTCTGGCTCCATCACCACTTCGGGCCTCACGCAAGCCACCGCCCGCATCCTCGGACGCACGACCGCGAGCGCAGGCTCCATCGAGGAGATCCAAATCGGCTCGGGGCTTTCGCTGTCGGCGGGGGAGCTTTCGGCTACGGGCGGAAGCGGCTCCTCCATCATGCAGTCCATCGCAGTCGGATTCGTCCTCAACTAATTTAGAAAGACCCAAACTATGGCAACTCCAAACATCAACGATGCAACTAAGAACATCACTGGCTACACCGCAGGCACGGCGCTCTCTTCAACCAACGCCACAGCCATCCTCAACAACGCCGCTTCGTCGGGCAAGCTGCTCAAGGTTAACTCGGTCTATGTCGCCAATGTGGACGGCACCAACGCCTGCGATGTTACCGTATCCTACTACACACAAGACGATATTGGCGGCACAGCCTTCAAAATCGCCTCCACCGTCAGCGTTCCCGCTGATGCCACCGTGGTCGTGGTGAGCAAAGACGCCCCGCTGTATCTGCGCGAGGATTCGTCGCTCGGCGCAACGGCGGCAGTCGCCAGCGACCTTGAGGTGGTGGTGAGTTACGAGGAGATCAGCTAATGGGATTGCGCTGGAACGGTGGAGTCTTGGGCAAGCCCGCATTTCCAAACACGGGAATGTGGTCACTGCCTTCGCAGTTGGATCGCCGTCAGCGTAGCCGTTGGCCGATCCCGCTTCCCGTCACGGGCAACTTGATCCTGCACATCGACGCCTCGCAGCCGTCCACGGTCACGCTCAACGGCAGCAACGTCAGTGCCATCACCGACCTTTCTCCGTCTGGTCACACGGTCAATCAGACTACTGCCGCCCGTCAGCCAGCCTATGTGCGCGATGCGCGAAATGGGCGCAACGTCATTCGTTTTACCAGCGCCAGCCAGCACTTCTTTGATGTGACCAGCATCACAATTCCCGCCAGCCACACAGTGTTCACGGTGTGGAGCAGGGACTCGCACACCAACGCAAACATCTCGCTTGGCAATTCTCCCGACCGATACCCACACATTTGGTGGACAGATCAAACCATCTACCAACAAAGCAACGGAACAGCGACAACACAGACGGCAGGAGGTCGCGCCAACGGAAATGCAACAGGGTGGTTTTACTTCACAACCCGCCGCAACGGAACAACCAGCATTCGCGCTCGCCAGAACGGCGTAAATTATAATGTAACAAGTGGCGGTGGCGTGACCAGCGCGGCGTCTGGAAGCTGGATTTACATTAACCGCATCGGATCGTCGCCGTCCTATGGGCAGCAAGACATTGGCGAGATCATCGTTTACGACACCAACTTGTCGGACGCCGACATTGATCTGGTCGAAGGCTACATCGCCGCAAAGTGGAACATCTAATGAACTACTACGTTTTCCAAACCGAAGCCGCAGCCAACGCTATTGACGCGCAGATCGTCGCCAATGTCCGCGCATGGGCAGAAGCAAACGCTCCCGAAGTTGTCTCGCAGGACGGCTATCTGCGCGGGCGCAATGCCGCCACGGGCGAGCTTGCCGATGCCGTGACAACGCGATGGGACGAGCCGCGCGTTCTTGGCGATGGGCGTTTTGCCATCTTGAAACCCACAGCGGAGCGCGTGGCCCCGATGCCGTTGGCTGATGCGCTGGCGGGCGTTGCCGCCACCGAGATCACGCAGGGTGACTACGAGGCTGCGTTGCCTGCGCCCGTGATGCCGATGGGAGGCCAAGAATAATGAACCCGACACCCGCACCAGCGGAGTCTTTCGGCGTGCCGCAGGCGAGCTTTGCGGAGGCGAGCGGGGAGGCTGTTGCTGACCTCGCCGGGTAGGCTTTGACACCCCGCTTCGGGGCATGAGCCTCGTCAATACCGCCCTCGGCAAACTCAAAGAGAAATCCACCTGGGCTGGCCTCGCCGCCCTCGCCGCTGCCGCAGGGTGGAAGCTGGACCCGGACCAATGGTCCGCCATCGCCGCCGTGGTCATTGCCGCCGTTGGCGTCTGGGAAGTATTCAGAAGGGACAAGTAGGCCATGCGCCTTATCGCCGCTCTCGTGGCGCTTTATTGCGCGGGCTGCGCCTCAATGCCGCAGATGAGCGGCACTGGCCTGCCGCTCGGCAAAAGCGGCTGGCAGTTCACGGGCGGGGCTGACTTCGACAAGCAAGTCTGGTTCGTGACGTTCTGGAAGCCGTGGGGCGCGGCTGAGACGCAAGCTGCTATCGACGCCGACAAGATCGTCCTGCCCGAATGAAGCGCGAGCCGCGCCATCCGGTGACGATCAACGGTGAAGTCCTGCGCGCGATATTCACCAAGCCAAAGCGGGCTGACACGCGGCCCTTGCTCACACGCCTTCTTTCCTCGCTTCAGCCTGTCGTCCGCTTCGGTCGCCGGGGACTGTCGTTCATTGGGGTGCGGGGGCGGGTGGAATTTTAACAAGCAGATGAAAGCAACTACATGGTTCAAGAACTCATTCGTTCAATTTCTGGCTGGCCTTCAGAAGATCGGCGCGCAATCGCCCTTGCCCTTGTCCGCCGACTTAGCGCCACCGACTTGTCCGAAGTGCTCGTCGCCGCTACCGACCGTCTCCAAAGCGAAGCCGCCAAGCGCCGAAAAAAAACCAGCGGGCGCAAAGGCTGATTTCCAGCGACTGCTTGATGACGCGGGCGTGCGCTACTTTGACGCGGACGAAGTTTTCTTTCGCGGGGCGCGGGATGCCCGCTTGCAACTAAACACCGATCCGCCGCGCAGCTTGTGGCCGTCTTTGCTGGCCGTCACGAAGGTTGCTGACGAGGCGCGGCACAGGCTGGGCAAGGGGCTGCGGATCAACTCGGCCTACCGCAACGCGGCCTACAACCGCGCTATCGGCGGAGCCAGCGCCAGCATCCACATGAGGGGCGGCGCATTGGACTTGAGCGGGTCGCCCGCTACGTTGCACCGCATCCTCAAAGAAATGCGCGCAGAGGGGCTATTCCGCGGCGGCATTGGTCGCTACCGCACGTTCTGCCATGTGGATGTGAGGGGCAAGAACGCGGACTGGCAGGGCTAACAACATGAAAGGAGGGACACTATGCGAAGCAATGACCTTGGCTTTGTCTATCCGCCAGTTGGCGGCGGCATCGGCTACGTCGAGCGCATCAGTCCGAATCGCCGTGCGCGGCGGTTCAGCCTGCGGCGTTTTGTGAGACGTTTGGCTATGCTGCTGGCTTAACTTTGGCGAGGCGCCGTAGAGAGCACCGTATGGTGTATCAAGTCGCGGCCCGATGCGGGTTCAATGCCCGGCCCCGCCCCAAACGCATACAATCTGCGCGGTAGTTCAAGCGTGCTTGCGCCTGCGAGACCTTTAATAGCGCGGCCAGCTATTCAAGCGCGGGACGGTATCGTTTAACAATGCAAAGTGTCGAAAAGGTGGCGGTGGCGGGGCTCGACACCCGCTCTTGTTACATATTCGTGTGTTATTTTGTAACGCTCCGCTGTCCGGCTGCGTTTCCTTCAACGCCGCACCGCCAAAGCATCATAGCACCTTACGCAAATACACCGATGACGCGCCACCCCACTTGGTCGCGGGTCGATAGAACCGATACCCGCAGGCAACGAGCGAATTGATCGACGGGCAGTTCCAGTGCGCCACATAGGTCACAAGCTCGACCAACCCCAGCGCCCGCGCCTCCGCCTCGCGCGCCCGGATGAGTCGTCGTTGCAAGCCTTTACCGCGATGCTTGCGGACCACGCCCGCGCGCGACAGAAAGCCGAGGCCAGCATTTTGCGCGCCTTCGCACACGCGCAGACCCGCGTAGCCCACCGGCTCGGTGCCGCGCCACACGACCCACCACAGCGAGTTTTCCAGCACGGGGCGGTGGTCGGAGGGGAAGCACTCTTGATCCAGCGGGAGCACGGCCACGGGAGTCAGTTCGCGGCGGATGGTGTAGCGCATGGCTATTTCAAGCGATAGTGCGGCACGGGGCGCGTGACCGACCCCGTGCGAATACGAAACTCTTGCCGCTCCGCCCGCCCTTCGCGCACCGCGCGGGCCAGTAAGGTGCCGATAGTGCTGCCCGCCTTGCCGAGCTTGGCGCCAAGTTCGCGGGACGTGAGCCAGCCCGGGGGCACTGTGTCTTCAATGGCGGGCGCGGCGAGGGCCGCGCACCATGCGGCGAGATCGGGGTCGGGGCTGGCGGCGCGCTTGCTCATAGGGGCAGGCGGTAGTGCGGGGAAAGGGTGACGAGATTGATTGTGCAAGCCGTGTCGCAGTATTCGCCGTAAGCAAAGCCGTGCCGCCATGCCAGGGTTTGCCGCCGTCCTGCGGCATACTCCATATCGAGTCGAGCCAGGCATCCGATGTTGTAGCCGATGGCGTCGGCATGGGTGCGGGCGGGCTCCATCGCCACACGGTGCGTATGCCCGAAGACACAATGCGCGCCGATGGTTTCCGCCGTGTCGCGGGCCGCGCTGACGTTAAACAAAGCGCCGTGCAGGAAAGCCGTGCCGCCAAGGTGCCGCACCGAGTCGCGGGCCATGCCGCGATAGGGGACGACCTCGGTTTTGTATTTGACCAGCCCGTCGTGGATCTTTGCCATGACTGCCCCGGCGGCGTAGGCAACGACTTGATTGGCGCTATGGGTCAGGGCCACGGCGCGGGCCTCGTGGTTCCCGTGGAAATACATGGTGGGTCGCATCTCGTGGAGGAACGAGAGCCCGGCGAGCAGATCATCCATAAGGGACTCGGCGCGGTCGGGGTCATCGGGGTCGCGTCGAGCGCCAGAGCGCAGGCAGGCCAAGTCGATGGCATCGCCCAGGTGGATGCGCTGATCCGGTTTGTAACGGTCAAGGAAGGTCAGGAACGTTTCGCGGGCCTTCGGGTCGATGTCTGAACCGTGGGAGCAAGTTGCCGCCGCATACCGTTTCCACTTTCGTGTGATGTTCGCCACGCATGGGCGAACGGGGTGTCAAAACGCTATGACAGCTAAACAGCCCACCAAGCCTTCCAGTCAGCGAGGGCGGCGGGCACGGCATATACCTTTTGAACCATGCGAGCGTCGGTGTGTCCCATCTGGTAGGCCGTCAGTCCTGCATTCTTGGCGCGGCCCAAGTGATAAGTGGCAAAGCTGTGCCGTAGGCAGTTGTCGGGCCATTCGGCCAGCAGAGGCGCACAGGCGCGGCGGCGGTGCGTGTGCAGGGTTTCGGAGGCCACGGGGATAATCTTGCCCGATTGCTTGGCAAGCCACGCTTTGCGCCGTTTCAGCGGCTCGGTGAAATCCACAATGCGCTGATCAAATCCGCCGCTGTCTTTCATCACGCCGGGCGGGACGTGGATCTGGCCCGTTTTAGTATTTACGCTTGCCCAATCCATCCGCTCAACCTCCTCAGTTCGCAGCCCGGCAAAGCCGCCAAGGAGCAGCAACGCGCGCACATGGTCGGGCAAGTCCAAGGCCAGCAGCGCCTTCATCTGGGCAGGGGTGAGGATGTCGCGGCGAGGCTTGGTCTTGGGCGCGGGAACCGCCGTCATGGGATCGTGCGGGATTAGGCGATTGGCCGCGAGATAACGGAAAAACATCCTCGCGTAGCGGAAATACATGGCCTGTGTGTTGCCATTGGCCGACCGGGACTTGACCCATTTGCGAATAGCGATTGGCTCGATGTGCGTAACCGCTCCGTGGAAGGCGCTGCCAAAGGCGCGCTCAAAGATGCCGAGCTTTTCGGCGTGGCTGTCACTTTGCGGGTCGGCCTCGGCCATATACATCCGAAGCGCGGCCCTGACGGTGAAACCATCTGGATGCTGTAAAACTTGGACGCCCCTTTCGGTGACGCTGGCCGTCAGCTTGGCCCCCTCGCTCCACGCCAATTCCTCCGAGGCAAAAAACTTTCTGACCCTCTTGCCGTGAGCCCAAAAATCACAAAGCCACGGGCTGTCGGGGTTCCAATCCACCCTGCGCACACTGAAGCGAACGGGGTTAATGTTGCGTCTAGCTGCCATAACTGCCACGAAACTGCCCTATCTTTGCAACTTTGGCAAATGAAAAGCCGCAACAAGCAAAGACGCCTGAGCGGCGTAAGTGTCTGAACCTGTGCGGCTTTTACAGAGTAAAGTGGCGGAAGGGGTGGGATTCGAACCCACGGTTGGTTTAACCCAACGCTCGATTTCGAGGGGAGCGGTCGCCGCTAATGGTCAATGGGTTACAAAAGCACTGCCAACAACTGCCAAGCACAGCGGTATCATACTCTGTAACATTGGCAAGTGTTGGCATTGTGTGCGAGTGTGTCGCGTGCCCAATCAGCGCGCGTCATTTATGAAGAGAACCACCATCACCGTGGATCAGTCTCTCTACGCGTGGGCGATGGCCGAAGCCAAGCGCAGGGGAATTAATGACTTCAGCACGTTCGTCCGCACGCTGATTGCCGCCGAAAAAAGAAACAAGAGCCATGAAAAAGACCGTTGAAATCTCGCCGCAGGCCGTTGCTGAACTCGATGCCGCTCGCGGCGGCGTTTCTCGCAGCAAATATGTGGACGCGCTCTTAAAAAAGTATCAAGGTGTCACACTTCCTCACACGCAGGGTGCCGACTGCCCCAAACGTCGGAAAAAACCGAAACCCTAGGACAATGAATGTCCGACCCCTCAGGAGAAACTTGGCCGATGAAAGAAGAACTGGCTATCGCGTGCATACTCCACGTTGCTCAACAAGAGCAGCTTACACCGGAAAATGTGCTATGGGCACTTGTCCCCATGGCAAACCGTCATATAGTGTCTGACACTTCGCAGTATGAAAAAGCAACAGAAACCGCGAGACAGAGCAGCCAACCGGATACGGAAGACCATCCCGTTTCCCGATGCGCTGGCTGACGAGATCCAGGCCATCGCTGACGAGAAATACAAAGGCGACTTCACCCGCGCAGTGCTTGAAGAGATGGCGCGGCGATTCCCTACGGCGCGAGAGTTTTTGCGGACGAACACCACGTCCAAATTCTCGACCAAAAAATAATTTATTTTTTTCCTTGAGCCGTCTGACGGCTGGTGGTAGAAACACCACCCAGATGCAAGGAGTGACCCGCAAAACCATCTCGTTTCCCTCGCAGCTTGCGAAGGAGATTGCGGCTTTGGCCGCAGACGAGCACCGCGATTTTAGCAAGCAAGTCGTTGCAATTTGTGAGGCTCTTTTTTTTGACCCAAGCCGTCAGACGGCTCGCAGCAAGAAGGACAAAAAATGAGCACGACCGATTTCATTATCCGCCCAGAGCAGGCCGCAGAGATGACCGGATATTCGGTCTACATGATCCGGCGTTTTGCGCATCGCGGCGAGTTTGCCGCGTGTATGCCGCGCGGACGCAAGGGCGGATGGGAAATCGTCAAACCATCTTTTGAGGCGTGGTGGAGCAGTAAGCGGGCCTCTTCATCGAACAGAAAATAAGGAGAACACACAATGGACTACATGACCATCATACTCGGAACCACCGCTCTCGCGGCCCTTGTCGGCTTTGCGTGGATCGGTGGCTACGAACTCGGACAAGCAAACGCCAAACCGCGTCGGCCTACGGTGGCCGAACTAATCAACGAACTGCAACCTCGCCGCCCTAAGGCCGCAAAGAACCGCCGCAAGGCAGCACGAAAGGCGGTGCGCGCGTGAGTATTCGCCCCACCATTATTGACCGGGACGGATCGCGGCCATGCATACCGCAGTTGGCCCTGCTTGGCGCCATGACTGCCGCCGCCGAAGGCCACGCGCCTACTTTAGCCGACAAGGTGAAGAGGGCGCTGGCGCAACTCCGCAAGAAACTAGCGCGATGAACCGCCCGGAACCCCCAGAGACGGCCATCAAGGCAATGCTGCTGCTGACGGCGTTGGCCGTTGGGCTGGTGCTGTTCGTGGAATTTATCGCCAAGAACCTGCGATGATTGCCGACCTAGCCACATCCTTTGCGGCGGCAACCCACAACGGCAAGCCCGCCTTGGCAAACACCAGCAAGACACCCGAGCGGAGTGGCTGGGAGTTGTTGGCCTGGGCGATTCTGGAGCAGGCGGTGGATGACTTGGTGCTGTTCTGCCGCTTCGGCATCGTGACGCAGGCGGGCAAATGTTTGCCGTGGCCGCGCACGGTCAAGCGGCGCATCAAGTGGACGACGAAGGGTCCGCGCTACAGCTACGACCGAGTTCCCCACGCGATTGCCTCGTGCAAGGGGCCAAACGACCACAAGCAATTGTGCGCGTGGTTTCAGTCCGAAGATGCCGAGAGCTTTTGCGACCTGATCGGATGCCGGATGCCTCCGCGCGAAATCTTTTGGAGCATCATCAAAAACCACGGAGGGCTCGGCAAATGAGTCACGAGATGGAGTTGGAAGATTATTACCACCAAGCGCAGGCCGAGAACGGCGCGCTGCGCGAACAAGTGGACAATTTGGTCGCCATGCTATGCGACAAAGACCGCCAGATCGCGGAGCTCACCGAGCAGCGCAACCGCATGACTTTGGCGCTTGATGACGCGCTCGGCATCATCCGCGCGCGGAATGCGCGCGATGAGGCAATGAAGGCCGAAGCGGAGGCATTGGAATTATGAATTTGTCCAACGGACATACGGCGTTTCACGGGGGTGGAACAAGCGGGGCTGGTGGCAGCTTGGGGGCTGTCGTTAATGCCAGCCCCGCGCATCCCCTGACGGTCGGCGCGGTGGGCTTTGGCCCCGCTTGGACAATGGAGGACAGCATGGCCGCGTCGATTGTGCGGCTAGAGTGCGAGAACGAGGAGCTACGCGCACAGGCCGCAATCAACGAAGTTGAACGCGGCATCCTGGTGCGTGAGTTGGAGCGGCTGCGCGAAATGGTGGCCGACGAACGCGCACGCGATGCGGCTTGCGCGGATAAGTGCCGCGACAAAGCGGCGGCGGATGGAGGGTGGGCCAACATATGAGCCGCGAGATCCATTACTGCAAATGCGGTCAGTCGATTTTCGCCGACATGACCGACTGCGGCGACTGCTCTGAGAGCGTGGATCGTGTGGTTGTCGGCGTTGATCCCGGCACGAACCAATCGGCCTTTGCTATTTTTGACGGGCGCGAGGTGATTTCCCACGGCATCGAGGACAATTGCCATCTGCTCACCCATGCAATGTGGGCCCGCAATCAAGTCTTCTGCGAGATGATCGCCAGCTACGGCATGGCCGTGGGCGCGTCCGTGTTTTCAACGTGCATTTGGATCGGGCGCTTTTTGCAGAACGCGCAGGTGCAAGGCGGTTCCGTGAATCTTGTGTTTCGTCGGGATGTGAAATTGCACCTCTGCAACTCCCCCCGCGCCAAAGACGGCAACGTGCGGCAGGCGCTACTTGACCGACTTGGCCCGCAGGGAACGAAAAAAGCGCCGGGCCCGACCTACGGCATCAAGTCGCACGAGTGGGCCGCGCTCGCGGTGGCGGTCTACGGCTGGGATCAACTTTTCGGACGGACAACCAAACACGGAGGCCCGCCCATCTGAACGAAAACCAAGACGGGCCAGGTGCGCTAACACCTGACCCGCAATTGAACACACACCAATGGAGACGAACCCAGAGAGCGTGTCAAAACCACGCAAGCAGATATGTGCCGCGCTGGTCAAGGCCCAGAAAGGCTTTGGCCCGGCACTGAAGAGCAGCCAGAACCCGCATTTTAAAAGTCGTTACGCCGATCTGTCGGCCTGCGTTGAGGCCGTGGTCGAGGCGTTGAACGACAACGGCATCGCCCTGACTCAGCACACGCACCACGCCGAGGGCGGCGTTTGCGTCGAAACGATCCTGATCCACGAATCGGGCGAGGAGTTGAGCTTCGGCAAGCTCTTCGTGCCTTGCACCAAGCAAGACGCGCAGGGTTACGGCAGCGCCATCACCTACGCCCGCCGCTACCAACTGCAAACCGCGCTCGGCATCGCGCCCGAAGATGATGACGGCAACGCGGCGAGCGCATCCGCCCCGCGAATCATCGCCAAGGATCTGACCAAAGGCACCACGACTTACGCGGCGAGGCCGAAGCCAACCCCGCGCACCACGGACGAGTTCCACGAGGAACGCCCAAGCAAAGCGAAACCCGTCGAGGCCGACGATGACCGCATCCCGTTTTAACCAACCAACCAACAACCAACCGAACACACACAATGGCAATCCAACTCAAAATCGACGTTAGCAAAATTAGCAAGCCCGACCTCTACCAGGGCAAAAAGGGCGTCTATCTCGACGCAATCCTCTGGGAGAACCGCGACGGCCAAAGCCAATACGGCGATGACGGCTATATCACGCAAGGCATCAGTAAGGAGAAGCGCGATGCCGGCGAGCGCGGGCCGATCATCGGAAATTGGAAGCACATGGAAAAGAAGTCGGACGCACCGAAAGCGAAACCGCAGGCCGACGAGATGGCCGACTCAGACATTCCCTTCTGACCATGAGCAACCTCACAGGCATCCATTACCAAATGGACGAGAAAGAATACCGCATGGCTCCCGCGATTGCGGGCAGTGACGCCAAGCACATCCTGCCGCCTAAATCGCCAGCGCACTACGCGGCCCACATGGCCGGGGAAACCAAGCGCGAGCAGACGAAGGCAATGCTGCTCGGCACCATGTCGCACCTCGCCGTGCTTGAGCCCAACAAGCTCGACACGGCTTTCGTGGAGAAACCCGAAGGCAAGGAGGGCGACTTCCGCACCAAAGAAGGCAAGGAGTGGAAAGCCAAGATGGGCACCACGCCGATCCTCGACGCTGACGAAGCGCGAGCCGTGCGGGGAATCCGCGACAGTATCGCCGCGCACGATGCGGCGAAGGCGCTCTTGGCTGGGTGCGACAGCGAGGTGGCGATGTTTGCCGAGCATAGGACGGGATTGTGGATCAAGGGCAGGGTTGATGCGCTGAAAGTGGAGTCCGACAACGAGGCCGTCATCGTGGACGTGAAGACCACGAGCGCAGGGGCCGACTACGGCACCTTCTCGCGGCAAGCGGCATCGCTTAACTACCACGTTTCGGCGGCATGGTATTGCCACTTGGCGGGGCTGAACGGCCTGCCGCCTGCGCGGTTCTACTGGATCGCGGTGGAAGTGGCCCCGCCTTATGCGGTGGCCGTTTATGAAATCCACCCGGACGCGCTCGATCTGGGCGTGGCCGCGATGAATGACGCGCTGGAACTCATCGCGCAGTGCGAGGACGCGGGAGCGTGGCCGGGGTATCCGACCCATGTGTCGGCGCTCAACTTGCCAGTGTGGGCTTATGGGAAGGGGGCGGCATGACCTGGCAACCCGAACTTTCCTTCGGTGCGCCCGAAACGCACCGCCGCCCTACGCAAGCGGGCCGCATCCTCGCGTATTTACGCGCAGGGAATCGGCTGACGGCCTTGGACGCGCTGGATTCCTTCGGCTGCTTCCGCTTGGCCGCGAGGATTCACGAACTGCGGCGGGATGGGTGGCAGATCGAGGAGCGCACCGTGGAGACGCGGGGCGGGAAACGGGTGGCGGAGTATTCGATGCTCGGCATGGAGTGGAAATCGGCAGCGGAGGGGCGGAATGAATGAGCGCCGCCACGGCAATACCGCTCGACCTCCGCAACTCTGGGCGCGACCCAGAGAAGCGGGACGAGATGAACAGGCAGGGTTTGGGTGTTGGGAATGCCGGCGAACCAGCCAACACGATCACAAAGGAGTTTTCGCATGGGGTGGCGGTGGCTTTCGACACAACCCAAATAACCAGCCCCGACAACTATTCGGTGCCGCGAGCTGGTGCGCCATGCCATCCACTTGCATCTGCCGCGCATCCTCCGGCAATAGCGTTCCAGCAAAACACCCGGAACGAGGTCAGGATGATGAACGGCGACGGACAGATCGCTGGAGCTCTGCAAGCCGAGGCAGGGATGAAGCAACAGAACTACTTGGCAACGGGCTGCATGACCCCCGAATTGCCGCAGAGGGTTCGCGTCCACGGCACGGGCGGCACATCACCGACGCTATCGTCCGAGGAGGGGCGAGGGCATGGAGTTCCGAGCGTTTTAGCTCCAACGGAAGCCGTGCAAGTGCAATGGGCATCTGGGGGGGGGCAACTGGAAAACCCAACGGCACAGGCTTTGCGCTCTGGAGCCGAGCACAACTACCAATTCCTGAGGCAAGCAATGGCCGTCCGCAGACTCACCCCGCGAGAGTGCGAGCGATTGCAGGGATTTCCCGACGATCACACGCTCATCCCGTGGCGCGGCAAGTCGCCGCAGGACTGCCCGGATGGGCCGCGCTACAAGGCGCTGGGCAACAGCATGGCCGTGCCGTGCATGGCGTGGATCGGCAAGCGCATTGCCGCGAAGCACGACGGCAAGGTGCGCTACCTCTCCGTATGCAGTGGGATCGAAGCGGCCTCGGTCGCGTGGGAGCCGCTGGGCTGGGAGCCTGCGGCCTTTGCCGAGGTGGAGAAGTTTCCCAGCGCGGTCTTGGCGCATCACTGGCCGCAGGTGCCGAACTTGGGGGATATGACACGCCATGAATCTTGGAACTTGGGAGCAATCGACCTTCTGGTCGGAGGAACGCCTTGCCAATCCTTCAGTGTCGCCGGCCTCCGCAAAGGACTCCACGACCCGCGAGGTGGACTCATGCTTACATTTCTTGAGATCGCTCAACGTCAGCGGCCTCGATGGATTGTCTGGGAAAACGCGCCCGGCGTCCTGTCATCCCACGGAGGAAGGGATTTTGGAGCCTTCCTTGGGGCGTTGGGGGCACTGGGGTATGGGTGGGCCTACCGGGTGCTGGACGCACAATGGTTCGGAGTGGCCCAGCGGAGTCGCCGTGTGTTCGTTGTCGGATGTCTTGGAGACGGGGCCGCTGCCGCAACGGTTCTATTTGAGTCAGAAAGCGTGCAGCGGAATCCTGCGCCGAGCAGAGAAAAGGGGCAAGGAGTTGCCGCCGATGCTGCGGGAGGCGCTGGAGGCGGTCGCGGGGGGGGGTGCGCTGACGTGAGCACGGTAGACGCACAAAACAAGTTTGATCGCGGCGACAGCCAGCATCTTGACCGCTTGGTAGTCGGAACCCTCTCAGACGGCGCGCACCAGGGGGGGGGCTTAACGGCCAAGATGCCTACACGGGCCGCATATTCGCCTGCGCTCGCCAACCCGCTGACGGCGCGGATGGGCAAAGGGATCAACACGACCTTGGACGAGGGGCAGACGGCGATTGTGTGCCAACAGGAGGGCCGCAATGACTTTTGAAATTACCAAAACCTACCGCTTTGAAGCGGCTCACTCGCTGCCACATCTCCCGGCAGACCATCAATGCCATCGCCTGCACGGGCACAGCTACGAAGTGCTGGTCGGCGTATGCGGCCCAATCGCTAACGAATGGGTGCAGGACTACGCGGACATCAGCGCCGTGGCAAAGCCGATCGTGGCGTCCCTCGATCACCGAAACCTCAACGACATCCTGCCATGCGCGACCACTGCCGAAAACCTTGCCGCGTGGCTTTGGCGCGAATTGCAGCCGCGATTGCCGCTGCTTTCCCGCATCGAAGTCCGCGAAACGCCAACCTCAAACGTGATTCTGACCAAGAACTGATATGGCTAAATTCACTCATCTCATGTCGGGCGGGGTGGATAGCACCACCCTGCTTTACGACCTTCTGCATCAAGGCCACAAAGCCCATTGCCTGCTCTACGACTACGGACAGAGGCACATCAAAGAACTGACGTTTGCCGAGGCAACTTGCGCCAAGCTGGGCGTGGCTTACGACAAAATTACCCTGCCGCCGCAGCTATTTGAGCGGCCGGCGCTGACCACAGAAACCGAACCGTTGGTCGGGAAACCAACCGTAGTGCCAAACCGCAACATGGTCCTGATCGCGATGGCGGCAAGCTACGCGCTTTCTCATGGCTGCACGGCGGTATCCTGCGCGGTGAATGGCGACGATGCCGAGGTTTATCCCGATTGCCGCGCCGACTTTATGAAGCACCTCAATTTTGCTTTGCGGTGCTGTCACACGCGGCGAATGGAGGTGCATCTGCCCTACATCGTCAGAACCAAGGCCAAGGTGGTCGATATTGCGTGGCGGCTAAACGTGCCGCTGGAAGAAACGTGGTCATGCTACGCGGGCGGCGAGGAGCCGTGCGGCCAATGCGGTGCGTGCCAAGTCAGACTGAAGGCCATTGCCGATGCTGGTCATGCCCTCAAATAACAGCGGAATCCAAATCGGCTACTTGTGCGGCAAGTATCCGGGGCGCTTGGGCTGGCTAATCTCGCCTTATGGGTGGCGCAAGCCCCCGTCGTGGATGCCCTACGCGCTGGACAATGGCGCTTTCGGCGCGTGGCTCAATAAACGCGAGTGGGATGAGCAAGGCTTTCTTGATCTCCTTGACCGCGCCCGCCGCGAATTTCGCCCAATGTGGGTTGCTGTTCCCGATGTGGTGGCCGATGCCAAGGCGACCAGGGCGCGCTGGCCTGAGTGGTCGCAGCGTATCCGAGGCGTCATCAACGCGCCTTTGGCTTTTGTCGTGCAGGACGGCATGACTGTCGATGATGTGCCGACCGATGCCGATGTGATTTTTGTGGGCGGCTCGACCGAGTGGAAGTGGCGCAATCTCAAAATGTGGACGGCAGCGCACCCTCGCGTCCATGTCGGGCGGGTCAATAGCGAGCGCCTTTTGTGGATGGCGCACGATGCTGGGGCCGAGTCATGCGATGGAACGGGGTGGATGCGCGGGGGCGAGGATCGCTTGGAGGAGCTTGAATCTTATTTGCGCCTTTCGACCCGCAAAGACAAGCGACCGCAAATGGTAATGGAGGCAATTTTATGAAACTCGACCCCGGCTTTGCAACGCATTGGAAAACCGAGCGGCTTATTGACCGCTGCGGCCCCGCCGCCGTGGTGGGCTTGCTTCGCCTCTGGGGCGATTGCCAAGTGCGCCGACGCTACACGGGCCTCGTGTTGGCCCCGGCCAAGCTCGCAGCCATGATGCGCTACGAGGGCGACCATTCCGCGCTCTGGGAGGCCATGACGGACGCGGAAGCGCCTTGGCTTGATGCCGAGGAGGGCGGGACGTGGGCCATTCACGGCTTTGCCGAACACAACAGGCAGATCATGCACCTATGGGAAGCGGGCAAACGGGGCGGCAGGCCAAAATCTCCCCCCACACCCCCCTCTAATAATACAGAAGATAATACACATACTCTTACTCTTACCCCATTTGCTAACCATATGGTTTCAAATGCTAACCATATGGTTTCGGCTTTCTCTGTAGAGGTCGTAATCGAGGCAGGAAGACGGGCCAGCATCCCCGAAGACGTGTGCCGGGCTTACTTCGATGATCGTCAGGGCGCGGGATGGTTGGACGGCAAAGGAAGGCGCGTTTCATCCATGCCGCATGACTTGTCGGGCTTTTGGCGCAAGTGGCAGAGCAATCGCAACCCGAAGCAATTCGGCAACGGGGCGGTCAACGGCCACAACGGCAACCCGAAGCCAGAAGGGGTGTGGCAGCTTCAGCAACGCATCGAAGCCGCGCAGAAGGAAGTTGACCGCATCTGCGCCAACCCGGCGAACAAGGAGCCTGTCCCTGACTCGTTCGACAGGCGCTTGAAGGCCGAGCCGATGGCGAAGGTGAAGGCGTTGAAGGCGTCGATTTCGGAAATGCGGCAGCGGTTGGCTGGCGTGGAGGTGGCGGCGTGAGCGAATCCCTCCGCGCCTACATCGCCGCCCGTGGCCTCGACGCCCGGCTGACGATGAACTTCCTGCAAGACAACGGGGTCATTAGCGACAATGCAGTCAGCGTGGCCGAGGTGGGCAATGGCGGTGAGTGTATTGGCTGGCTGGAAAAGCGCGACCAGAGGGCTTTGCGGGCGCGGGACGAGGCAAGGAGGGCGGCGTGAAGAAGTGGGAAGCGTGCATTTGGAAGCGGGCTTACGACTCGGAGGCTGATGCCTTAAAGGCCAGCAAGTATTTCCCAGAGCAAGAGACTTACCTTTGCGTCTATTGCTGCAAGTGGCATCGGCGGTCTGCTGTGGGGGCGAGGGACGCCAAGGGCGCTGCAAAACATTTTGCCGAACTGCGAGCCAAGCAGATACGGCGAGCGAGGAAGGAATTTAGCTTATGATTGACATTCGACGCTTCGCCAGCATGGGCGAAAACCCTTTAGACAAGCTGGAAACCAGCTATCGCCCGGACATGGCAGGCGAGATCGACACCAAGGCCGAGGAGTGGGCCGAGGCGCTGCGGCTGAACCGCGAGCAATGCGGCAAGCTGATCCTGCTCATGCGCGAGCATACCAAGCATGAGTCGGCAGAGGTGGCGGCTCGGATGCTCATTCCCGTGGTGACTTATCTCAACGAGCCGCGCGGCAACAAGACGCTGCGTTATTACGCCTTCCTGCTGGCTGCCGGCGACACGTCCATAACCTTGGCGCATTCTTATTCGGAACTGGCTCGGCGCATTGGCGTCACAAGGGCAGCGCTATCCAAGGCCGTGATGGAAATGCAGGACAAGCTAGGGCTGGAGGGGCGCAACAACTTTCAAAAGAGCGAGCAGGCGCGGGAGAGTTCCCGCGAGGCGGCTTACTCTTCATGGGAAAAACGACACAAGGAGAACACACGATGAGCAAAGAGATTGAACTACGGGCGGCGGATGATCTGGCTGCGCAAATCAACAAAGACCACGCCGAGATCATGGCAAGGGTGGACGCGGTGAAAGCCACAGCTTCCGAGATCGGGTCGATGGCAAACCATGTCGGGATGCTGCTTGCCAGCGCACGCGATACGGTGGGCGATGCGTTCCACCATTGGCTGCGCGAAAAGGTCGAGATGCCTGGCGTGACCGCTGAGCGATACATTCGGCACCATCGGAACTACCATCCTGGGCAGTTGTTCTTGCCCGGCTTTAAGCCTGTCGAGGATCGGGCCAGCGTGCAGGCACAGGCCGAGGCCAACGCCGAGACAGCGGAAGGCGACACGCCAACCAAGGACGAGGTGCCAGAGGTGAGCGTGCGGGACATTGCGGCGGGGTGGGTCTACGATGCGCGGCGCTGGTTCTCGCAGTTGTTGGTCAAGATGCCGCCTGACAAGATGAGCGCCGACCAGATCGAGGAGACGCTGCGCGTGGTCAAGCCTGTGCGCGATGCCATCTATGCCTACGAACAGAGGTATGTGCAACTGAAGGGGCAGGCGTGACCAGTCTCAATAAGCGTATGCAACATTGCTCCTTGTTGAGACTTGCGAAAGGAATCTTTTTGGAAGCAGGAGCGCGAGGAGCCTGCGACTGGCGGAAAATGGGCCCAAATTTATTGCGATTCGCTGAAGTAATAAACACTTCCCACGATTTCAGTCTCAACAAGCCCTTTTGATAATGAGACACGCGAAAAAGCCATATCACAATGCCCAATGGCCCTGACGCAGATCCAACTGGCGAAGGCGCTCGACGCCAACCAGACGAGCGTGTCTCTCTGGAAGGCGCAGGGGATGCCAACGGACTCGGTGGATGCGGCGAGGGCATGGCTGGCCGCGAACATTCGCCGCCGCAAGTCGGGCAGGGTGGCCGCGCCAACGACCAGCACCAACCCGGCGCTGGGGCCGAAGGCGCGACTCGACCGGGCGGCGGAGGGGGAGATTCGCCATTACGAATTGTGGAAGGCGGCAGCGAACTCGGAGGAGGCCAACAGCCGAACCGTGGCCGAACTGGCCGGCGCGTGGCGCGACAGCCGAAAGGCCGTGGCACAAGCCGAGCAGGAGTTGGGGCAATTCCTGTCGATGACCAAGGCGACGCTCAACAAGGCGGAGACGGTGGCGGCGATCCGTGGGCTGATCTCGGCGATGGTGCAGGATTTTTCGACATTCCCGTGGGGAGAGCAGGCGACTTCGATGCTACGGAAGCACTTAGCGACCCTGCCGCCGTCATTGTCGGAGGCGACCGCGAAGGGTTAGCCGAAGCGTGGGCCGCTGGGCACGAGGTAACGCTGACGCCGCCAAAGCCAGGCGTGGTGGCGTGGGCCGAGTCCAATCTGAAGCTCTCCGAGCGCATCACCAACAAGCCGGGGAGTTATCTGACCCAGCGCACTCCGTATGTGCGCGAAGTGTTGGAGTGCTTTGCGGACGAGCGGGTGCGTCGGTTGGCTTTGGTGTGGGGCGCGCAGACGAGCAAGACCACGGCCATCATCGTGGGTATGGCCTACAAGTTGGACGTAAATCCCGCCCCCTGTCTTTGGGTTATGCCTTCGACGCACTTGGCGCGCTCATTCTCCGAGACGCGATGGATGCCGCTCATAGATCAGAACCCGACTTTGGCGCGGCACAAGCAGGCCGACCCCGACAAGTATCGACTCTTAGAGCAACACTTTGACCGCATGAGCGTGTGGTTCACGGGCAGCAACTCGCCGGCCTCACTTTCCTCGCGCTCGATTGCCGCTCTGTGCATGGACGAATTGGACAAATTTCCCGCGAAGGGCGGGAAGGAATCGGCGCCTTTGCAATTAGCCGAGGCGCGTGTAGCGACTTACCCGCAGCACATCATCGTAACGACCTCGACCCCGACCTACGAAGACGGGGCGATCTGGACGGAATGGCTGAAGGGCGACCAACGTAAATACTTCGTGCCGTGCCTTGGGTGCGGCGAAGCGTGGTCTTTGGAGTGGGAGCACATCAAATGGGATGAGACGGCCAAGCAAGACGAAGGCTGGAACATGGAGCGGGTGGCCGCAACGGCGCGGTGTGTTTGTCCTGCCTGCGGTCACGCGCACGAGGAGGCCGACAAGCAAGAGATGCTTGAGCGCGGGGAGTGGAGGCCCACGGATTTTGCTGCCGAGCCAGGGCGGCGAAGCTATCACTTGTCTTCTCTCTACGCGCCGTGGCGGAAATGGGCGGATTTGGCCGTGAAGTTTTTGCAAGACCGAGAAGCGCCGGGCGGATTGCAGGATTTCTACAACCGCGAACTGGCGATCCCGTGGAAGGTCGAGGGCTCACGTATCACGACCGCCATGATCCGCGAGCGCATCGACGCCTCGCCCAAGTATCTGCTGGGGCAACCGCCGAGTGATGGGGTGCTGGCGCGGCTCATGGCCGTGGACGTGCAGCAAACGGAACTGTGGTGGCTGGTTCGCCAACTCCACGAAGACGGGAGCAGCTATCTCGTGCAATACGGGTCGGCCTTGGGGTGGGGTGGGCTGGCCGAGAAATTCCGCGAGCTTGGTTGCCAGTGGGGGATTGTGGACGCCGGGTATGCGGCCAAGGCGACAAGCGGCGTTTACAACTTTGTTTTCGGCACGGCGGGCAAATTCTGCGCGGCCTTCGGGCGAACCAAAAAGCACAACTCGTCTTTGAAGCCTTGGGAGACGGGCGAGCTTCAGATCGACGGCACCCGCACCATCCGCCAAATGCGTTTCGATGCGTTGCTCTGGCAGGAGCGGCTTTACCACGATGTGCTACGGGATGGCCGCGTGCCGTGGTATCTGCCGCGTGATTTGGCCAAGGACTACGTTTCGCAGATGCAAAACGAGGCGCTGGTAGACGATAAGGACGAAAAGAAGTGGCAACGATTCGGCCCCAACCACTTGGCCGACTGCGAGAAAATGGCGCTGGTCTACATGGATTGTTTCTTGTCGGCCTTCCGCGCACAGAACGCCACTCCTTGACACAACCGCCGAGGGCATGACCGATGCGTCGATGCTCGCCCGTGTCTTCACGGCGTCCGAACTTTCCCAACTCAAAGCAAGCTGCAAGGCGCAAATTCTGGCGGGCGGCGCCTCTCAAGCGTTTGTTTTGTCAAGCAGCGTGGGCGGTCGGTCGGTGACGCTCCAGAAGAGTTACGATGCATGGGAAATGCTCGGCCTCATCGAGACGGCCCTTGCCATCAATGCCGGCGACATCGGCAACGACCGCGCCACCCGCGCCCAATACGGAGTATATTAAAATGGCCAACCTCATCGACAAAATGGCCAAGGCGCTGGGCTTCTCGCGCATGGTCGAAGCGGCCAACTGGCGCCCGGAAGAACGCGCATGGGTGCAATCGCAGGCGCAAGACAGCAAGGTGGACATCTCCAACGGCGACCGGGTGCGCCTGCTCGGCCTGTCGCGCAAACTTTTTTACAACAACGCGATTGTCAGAAGCGCCATCCGCGACAAGGCGACCTACTCGGTCGGCTCGGCCATCGCCCCGCAGGCCAACAGCGGCGACCCCGCATGGGACGATGCCGCTGAAGCGTGGTGGGACAACTGGAGCAAGTCGCCCGAAATCAGCGAGCGCCACGATATGCGCCGGCTGCAAATGCTCGTCTCTGAGGCTATCGACCGCGACGGCGAAATCTTTTGCATCCTGACCAACAAGCGCGACGGGATGCCCGCCGTCCAAGTGGTCGAGTCGCACCGTGTGGCCAACCCGCCCGACAAGGCCGACCAAATCATTGACGGCGTAAGCCTCGACCGCTTTGCCCGCCCGCTCGCTTATCATGTGGTCGAGGGCGACACCTTCAGCCAGCGCACCAGCCGCAGCATCCAGGCGGATTTGATGCTTCACGTTTACGAGCCCGAACGCCCCGACCAAGTGCGCGGGTATCCCGCCGTGGCCGTGGCGCTCAACAACCTCCTCGACCGCGACGAACTCCTCCGCTTTGAAATGCAGGCAGCGAAGATCGGCAGCAGCATCGGCCTTGTCGTTCAGAACGCGCAGGGCGGTGTAGGGGCCGAGGGATTCTTTGGCGACTTGTCCAAGAGCACGGGCGAAAGCCTGACCCGCGAAACGGTTTTCGGCGGCGGCATGATCCCGCGACTCAAGGCGACCGAGCGCATCGAGTCGTTTATGATGAATCGCCCCAACGAAAAGTTGGACGCGCATCTTGAGCAATACATCCGCGCTGCCGCCCTCGGCCTCGGCCTGCCTTATGAATTTATCTGGGACACCTCCGCTGTCGGCGGCGTGGCCCAGCGTTTCATCATTCAAAAAGCCGCCCGCGCCTTTTCCGCCCGGCAGGACGTTCTTATCTCCTCCTTCCTTGGCAAGCTCTGGAACTACGCGATAGCCAACGCCATGCGCCGCCGCGAACTGCCGCAGAATCCGAATTGGCGCAGCGTTCACTGGCAGACCCCGCGCTCGATCACGGTGGACGTAGGCCGCGAAGCCGCCGCCCGCCGCGACGATGTGAAGGCCGGGCTCATGACCTTGGCCGACTTCTTTGGCGAGCAGGGGCTCGACTGGAAGACCGCCATGCAGGAAATCGCCGCCGAACGTCAGTTCGCCGCCGAGCTCGGCGTGGTGGTCGGCGTCGAGCGCACCGAGGGGGCGACGGTTATCGACCCTGTGCCTACAGGGGACGGCGGTTCAACTCCGCCCGCCTCCACCCCGGAGCCGCAAGCCGCAGAGTTTTCGGAACGCGCCCGCAAAAAGAAACGCATCTACAAGCGCAAGAAGGCCGAAACCAAGCCGGTTGCTTGACATGAGCGCCCGCCTATATGGCGGATCTAAAATTTGACGGCATCAGCGTGGCCACCGTTGGCCCCGCGCTCGGCCACGAGATGTTCGTGGACGATGTGACCCTGCTCCAAGCCGAACAGGCGGGGCAGGCTGGTAGCCCGGTCAAAGTGTTTGTCGATCACGACGAGTCCATCGACTCCCTCATCGGCCTTCTTAACAACTTCCGCATCGAGGAAGACCAACTGCGCGCCGATTTGGAACTGCTTTCGGCTCACCCGCAGGCGGAGTTTTACGCCGAGATTCTGAGTAAAGCGCCTGGCCGCGTCGGATTTTCAATGGCCTTCAGTGGCAAGCCCGAAGAAGTGGGCGACCGCCGTTTCGCCCGCGTCGAAAATCTGGTCAGCGTTGACCTCGTTTCGCGCCCCGCAGCAAACCGCGAGGGCGTGTTTCGCGCCGGTAGCGAGCCCGTCCAAGTTGACACCTCGGCGGAGGGCATGACCGAATCTTCTGTCACCGAACAAGTCGAGTTTGACGCGAAAGCCGCCATTGAGGCGCTGACCGCTGTTGTCTCCAAGCTCGAAGAATCCGTCG